TTTAACAAAGGAACATATGGCGAACAGGAAGATGCTTGGGACTACTATCGCCCTGAGATGTTAGATTACTGTCGCAGAGATGTCGAGTTGAACTATAAAGTATATCAAGCCTTGAAGTTAGAAAGCAGAGGCTTCACCCCTACGTCCGTTAAGATTGAACACGCTACAGCCAAGATTGTAGATCAACAAAGAACTAATGGGTTTTTACTTGATCAACGTAAAGCAATGCTGCTTGTTGCAATGTTCCAAGAAAAGCTAGATGAAGTTAAACAGGAGGTTCAAGAAAGGTTTAAACCTACTGTTATAACTCAGATACTAACCCCTAAGTTTACTGCTACAGGAGCATTAGCTAAAACAGCAGTTGATCAACACGGAAAAGGTGTAAGACTTAATGATAG